TCTTTTGTTTCAATTTTGAGTTGATTACAAAAATGATAGAAATGCTTGAGGTTAAAGTTGCTCATGTAGTGATCCAAGGCAATTTACCGTCAAACTTCTCCAAAATGCGCTTGTTGCCTTCAATAAAAAACTCAGGCTGTACTCCACAGCTCCCACCCATCCGAAAATGAAAGGTGTGCTTATTTGTGGAGGCAAACTTAGGAACAATACGAGTAGCTGCCTGATAAAACTGGCGATCTACCGTAGGATCAGGGCGGTTTAGCAAAATAGCCAATTGTTTAAGGTATTCGGTTTTCATACCCCACATACACCAATCCACAAAGCGGTGTCCTGGTGCGTGCCAACAATCGTGTAGCTCTCCGAGGGCTTCGCAGTTGTCATCAAACAAAAAGTTGCCCTCCTTATCGTGAACTGATCTAAGGCTATAAGCCCAATCATAGCCCTCATCAATTTTATCCATGATACTTTTTACATGGTCAGGAGAATACCAATCATCGTCATTACAAAAGAAAGTAACATCCTCGGTAATCAATTGAGGCGCAGCAGCGAGCCAGCGTTGCCCCGCATACCCATTGCCACCGATCTTGCCATCCCAGTAGCAGATCTTTACGCAATCATTGGCATAAAGCCTTCTCAGCTCTATAAAAGTATTAAAGTTCCCATCACACAAAATGTAATGCGTTGGGGTTATTCCCTCTTGGCTTGCAATAGATTTAAGGCAGTTTGCTAACTCTGTTGGGCGCTTGCCATTGGTTACGGTCACTACGGCACAAGTTTTCAATTGTGTTTATCCAATCTCTTTGTTTCAAAGTTAGGTAAGTCCCAATAAGCCACCTTTAAACGGGCTGTATGGTTCTTAGCAAGGTCTATCAGGCTTGCATAGGTCATTGCACTAAACCGTTCCTTCCACTCGCTTGCCAAGGCGATTTTCTGCTTCTTGGTCTTGCAAGAAAGCGCCCTCATCATCTCGGTCTTGAACATCAGGCGCTCTTTGTTTAAACGCTCAGTGTCTTGCATCCCCAATTCGTGCTGATTCAAGGCTTAATGCCTTGCATCCCCATCCTCTGGACCATCTAACAATGATTTGAGGTATTTGATTTCTTCTTCCGCAGCCATCAATAGCTCTGAGGACTTGGCATGAACCCGCATCAGCTCATGGAATAGCTTTTCTTTGTTTAGCTCCCACATCTGTTGCATATATTGCTTTTTGGCTAGATCGCCAGCTTTCTCGATGTACTGTTGGACAGACACCGCATCTTTTATTCCGTTCTCCATACTCGCACTCCTTCTTTGTCTTTTCTAGCGATGAACTTCTTATTTAACTGCTTGCCTGTACGGTAGTTCGCATTACAGACAATTTGAATCTTCCCCTGTGGGATAAAGAAACTTTCCCCACATTCCATAACCTTATATGGGTACACATTGCGCTTTTTCTCAGGGGGTATGGGAATATTTTTTTCTACTTCAATAGTCATGCTATTCTCCTTATAACTTAACTCATCATACACTACCATGATACACACATACAATGAATATCATCTAGGAGATAACCTAGTTCATCTTAATTACTTAAGGCGGGTTTGCAAAGAGAACCCCGACCTAGAGTTCACCCACCACTGTAATCCAATGCACCACAGTCAACTAACCCCGTTGCTTGAGGACCTTCCTATTAGCTTGCAAGGGTTAAGTATTCCGCCTAACGCAGTAAACGCTTGGATTGGTAGGGATAATTACTTTTACAACCATCCCCTACAGCATGATTGGGTTAACTTCCATCTGGAATGGTTTGACCATATTTCCAACATATTGGAAATAGCCTCCCCTATAGCTTGCAGGGAAGATCTACTCTTTGAGTACCCCGCCTTAAACGCCCCCATTCCCATTGAATTTGATTACCTCATCATTAACGCCCTCCCACAATCTGGGCAATTGCCAGACTTTGATGCTCAATTCTTTAAGAATCGGGTACGCAATCTTCTAAATGAGGGGTTTTCTGTCATCACAACGAACCCTACAGGCATGGGTTTATCTACTTTAGAGATGGGTTTAGATGTGACTGGCATTGGAAGCCTATCCAAATACTGCAAACACATAGAAGGCGTAGCTACTGGTCCGATGTGGACAACCTTCAATTGTTTCAATCTAGAGAAGGTTTTAAGTCGTAAGTTCTATTGCGCTCATCAAAGCGTGAACTTAACCGACAACACAACAACGCTCAATAAACTGTAATTTTTTTTGGGGTGGACTCGGAAGGGGGTGCACACCTCACCGTACTCATGCCCAACTCAAAGGGCAAACAGTCATGCTGCTTTGTGTGAAGTCTAGCCAATCCCTTTTGATACAAGCCATAGCGTAATTCTGTAATGACTATGCTTAAGTGATGACAACCCCATATGAAATATTAAAGGGGACAGAGTGCGGGGAGTTGATTACCTTTCCCCCTTTCATTCTTACCTATCGCTTATATATGTAACTATCTACTAACTTACATAATTACTATATAAATATAGAAATTATAGAAGCCTATGAAGTATAGAAAATAGACTATAGACCTATAGATTATAGAAGATAGACTATGCGCCATAGTATCAGACTATTGACAATTAAACAACGATAGAAAAATAAAATTAACTATTTGTAAACATTATATGGATTAGTTCCGTTATTAGGATTAAGATATAGCTATGCAGTTGCAGTAGATGTAAAAAACCTAACTATCTAAGGAGTAACAACATGACCAAGAAACAAGACCAACAGAACGCTGTAGCCGAACTAAACAAGATCTTAAGCGACATTCCAACAGATACTATCTACACAGTTCTGCGCCATGTCAGCAGCTCAGGTATGCAGCGAGAAATCAGCATAAAGATGATAGATGCTGGCAGAATTATTCATCTTGATTACCTAGTTTCTACAGCTTTGGAAATGAAGCAGGGCAAACACAACGGCATAGTTGTGCGAGGTTGCGGAATGGATATGGGTTTTCATATCGTTCATAACATTCTGCGAGCTGTAAATCCTACTAAACAATTTCGCCAAGAATGGATTTAATCATGGAATATTCAATTGGAACAAAGTTTAAAACAAGGGGTAAAGCGCCCAGAGTTTGCATTGTTACAGACATCCTTAAAACCTATAACAGCGCAGGTGATTTAGTTAAAACACGCTATCAAGCAAGTCATGAATTCATGGGTCAAATTGTTACAGATTATGACTTATGTGCTATTACTATTGCGATGGGCTTAATTGTTGAGGTGACAGCATGAAAACAATTTACATAGTATGGGTTGGCGGTGTTGCAACTTATGAGGGGAAAAGCAAGCAATACGCAAATATTGATTATAACCATTGGATTCGTTTAGGTTATGAAGATGTCATTCTTGAGGAAGTCACAGCATGAGCAAACAGGACAAATACTCAGCTTATGTCTATTGGTGCATGAAGCAAGGGGAAGCCCCCTTGTCTTTCAATGCCTGGAGTTCAACCGTCAGAAAAGGTACTTTATATGTATAAAGAAGATAGTTTTACCGACAAACTTATTCTAATAGCCTGTGCAATAGCGGTAATTCCTCTTATTTGGCTCATCCTAGCCCTTTAAACTAACAGAGAGGGGGTAAGTATCACGCCTGTGAGAAAACCCCTTAAAAGCTGTTTAAATCATTCTTACTATGTAGGAGGTAATTTGATCGTGTCACGAATTGCTAAGCACCAAACCCGCTTTAGGGCGGGTGATCTCAAAAAAGAGAGTATCTATCGTTTATCTAAGTGCTTAACTAAAGGGGTGCGGTCCTGTAAGAGTCCCCCAGATACTAGCCACTATGTTTATTCCCTTTGGCGATACACCATGCGGGAGGGGTGGGTCATGCCCCCGTGTAGTTTGCTTTAGAGGTGATTTTGTACAGGAGGCTTTGAATTGTCAAAGGTAACCAGCCGATGACAGCCACAAAACCACCACTAAAACAAACTTAATCGGATTAGATCATACTTTTTAAAGGAGTGCAACAAAATGAATAAAGCAGATAAAGATGCGCAGAAGTGGCAAGAGATGAACCAAGCAGCTCAGTACCGAGAATGGATCAGAGCAACGGAAACAGGTACGCCTTATTACATCAATCCTCAAGGCGATGTAGTGACTGAAAAGGACAATAATGCAAGTGTTAAGAATAAAGCCTGAAGAATCTTATCCTTGGCTTTTAGAAAAGCATTACGCTAAAAGAATCCCTCAGATCATGCACGCCTTTGGCTTATATGAAGATGGCAAGGGTTTAATAGGTGTTGTGACCTATGGCATACCCGCTTCCCCCCCCCTGTGTATGGGGATCTGTGGCAAGGAATACGCT